ACGCTGTGCTTTATCAGCGGCGGCGGCGACCTTGGGGTCAACGGCGTCAGTTCGAGCGGAGCGGTCAGTCTGGATAAGGTCAGGATTGTCGATAGGATCTTCGCCGCAGTAGCTATTACGTCGCTCGATCTCACGAGTCAGACGGTACGTATCAATACAGCCGTTTACGTTAGGGCGGCGATTCTCCGCAACAACCTGATGCCAAGCAGACATAGGAAGATCCAGAACGGATCCGTCGTGGAAGGTAATCCGAAGTCCGCCGCCGAGATTCGGGGCTTTAGGGTTCGGGTTAGCTTTATCCCAGAGGGCAAGACTTACGTTAGCGATGTTATTCATTACAAAGGTTGAATTTTTCATGTCGATCTCCTGATCTGGTTTGGTTGATGTGGCTATCATCAGCCACACCCACAGAGCAAGGCAAACCCGAAGGGCGACACCAGTGTCACAGTCGACCGGCCTCTAGCCGGTCACGACTGGGGCGCGCCTTGGTGGCGCAAGCAACCTAGTCAAGACAATCCGGCGAACGGATCGCGTTGTTCAGCGATCCTTAATCGTCGGATTCTCGCCGGAGCATGGCGGGCCTTGTTAAAGGCATAAGCCGCCATGTGGAGGGTCTTGGCTCGGTTGCGGTTTGCGTTAAAGAGAACGGAGTTTTGCCGAGCGGCAGGCTTGTCCCGGAGAGTGCATTGCCCCGCTTGCGGGGTCAAGCGAACGCCCGCTGGTGCGTTCGTGAAGTTGCATTCGTAGGGTGCAAGGCTGCACTCGTGCATTACGTGTATGTAGCGAGTCAGCGTAGGCGCAGTACATAGGCGCGTCCCGCGCGCCCTCGCAGCTATGTAGGCTTTCGCGCCAGCGAAAAGGCGCGGTTTTCAGCGCCGTTGCCGGAGTAAGCAAGAGTGGACAAGCCGAAAGCGATCCTAGTGGGGGTGCGGGGGTGTCCCCCGCTCATACAGGCGAACCGCTCGACCACAGTCGAGCATTAGTCGCCTGCTCGGGTGGCTTCTTAATGTAGATTGTGGAACAGTGCTGTAACCCTGCAGTGTGGCTTGATTCAGGCATAGCGATCATACGTCTTTGCCGATTTAATTTTGGGCAACCTAATCACAAATTCATGTAGGTATAGATACGAGCGGTAACTAGAACGGAGAATACTGTGGGTTCCTCCGTGGCTAATAGAACTATAGAGGCTGGTTCATCCATCCACACTCTTCATGTACGGTAACTCTCCCGGAAACTCTACCCTGCAGGATAGTCGATGGTAGGATGGCACCGGGGGAGGGGGAAACCACGTACGATACTTAGGAGTTGCCTCCCAGATACAAAAAAGGTGAAATTGAAGATTCCCAACCCTTTGATATTGCTTATCAAAATGCAACAAACTTGCAATTTAAAAAGAACAAGACTACATTTCGCTTTTATATACTATTAACCACATGGTTTTATTATGGATAAGCCTGAATTGGCCCCAAAAAAGAAACGCGGTAGACCTAAAAAACAAGAAGTTATGGCAAATTCGCCCGGCGGCAGGAATAAAGTAGGCCGTCCAAAGGGTGATGCGGCGATTATTAACGAATATAAGTCCAGAATGCTGGCCTCTCCCAAGTCTAGGCGGGTGTTAGACACGATATTTGAGGCCGCTATGGACGATGACCACAGGAATCAGGCTGCTGCATGGAAGTTAGTCATGGATCGTATACTGCCTGTGGCGGCATTTGAGAAGGATGTGATTAAAGATGGCGGCAGGAGTGCTATTCAGATCAACATTACTGGCGTTGGTACTGCCGAAGTAAAGGATGCAACCATAATAGAGGGGAGTTCCGATGAAATACTTCAAGATTGAGGAGTTTGATTGCCAGCATACCGGCAAAAACGAAATGAATCCTGACTTTCTTGAAAAGATAGACAATCTGCGTCTTGCCTGCGGATTTCCCTTTATTGTTACTAGCGGTTACAGAGACCCTAGCCACCCTATTGAGGCTAAAAAATCTAAACCCGGCACCCATGCTCAAGGCATTGCCTGCGATATCAAAATTACCAACCCACACCAACGCTATTTACTAATTAGCAGGGCTATTAGTATGGAGTTTAGGGGTATTGGCATAGCTCCTGACTTTATTCATGTAGATTTTAGGCGCGAACCCGGCGTTATTTGGACTTACTAATGTTATATACAAAACACACAACCTTAACGACTACTGATCTAACAACGCTGTTTACTGTCCCTACCGGGTTCCACGCTATTGTGAGCTACGTATTTATAGCAAACCACGGCGGGTCTACGAACAGCATAGATTTGTACTGGGATCTTTCTGGAACGCCACAGGTGTACATATACGATGGAACAAACGTAGCGGGTAACGGCACGTTGACGCTAGGAAACGGAGGAGGCCCGTTGTTTATCCTCCACGAAAACGAAGCAGTAAAGTGTCAGGCTGCCTCTGTAGGTAATGTGGAGGTAGTTGTAACCTTTGATCTAGTAGAACAAGCGCCAGCACTCGTTAACTTCAATGGATCTTAATGTTGCGCTGCTTCCTTGGCAGCAAGAAGTATGGAATGACGAAACTCGCTTTAAGGTAGTAGCGGCGGGTAGGCGAACAGGAAAGTCACGACTTGCCGCGTGGCTGCTTATTATCAATGGTTTACAAGCCGAGCGAGGTCATGTTTTTTACGTTGCGCCTACGCAGGGACAAGCCCGTGATATTATGTGGCAGACTCTGCTAGAGCTAGGACACCCTGTTATTGCAGGTTCGCACATCAACAACCTGCAAATCAAGCTGGTCAACGGGGCCACAATTAGTCTAAAAGGTGCCGATAGGCCAGAGACTATGCGTGGTGTGTCCTTGACGTTTCTTGTTATGGATGAGTACGCAGACATGAAGCCCGATGTATGGGAGCAGATTCTACGTCCAGCCTTAGCAGACCAGAAGGGTCACGCATTGTTCATAGGAACGCCTATGGGCCGTAATCACTTCTACGAACTGTACAAGTATGCGGAGATGTCTGATGATGAAACTTATAAAGGCTGGCATTTTACGTCTTACGATAACCCTATACTTGATCCAAGCGAGATTGATATTGCTAAAAAGTCGATGTCGTCGTATGCGTTTCGCCAAGAATTTATGGCGTCGTTTGAAGCAACTGGCTCCGAAATGTTTAAAGAGACATGGATTAAATATGGTGAAGAACCTGAGTCTGGCGATTACTATATTGCGATTGACTTGGCGGGATTTGAAGATGTATCCAAAAAGAAAACAAAAAACTCCAAGTTAGATGAAACAGCAATGGCTGTTGTAAAGGTTGGAGATAACGGTGACTGGTACGTTGAAAATATTATTCACGGTAGATGGTCGCTTGATGAAACAGCCGCCAAGATATTTCAAGCCGTAAGGGACTATCGTCCAGTATCGGTCGGTATCGAAAGGGGGATTGCAAAACAAGCAGTAATGTCTCCTTTGATGGATTTGCAAAAAAGGTATATGCAGTTTTTTAGAGTTGAAGAATTAACACACGGGAACAAAAAGAAAACTGATAGAATTATGTGGGCCTTGCAAGGGCGTTTTGAAAATGGTGTGATATCAATTAACAAGGGTGATTGGAACGCTAGATTTTTAGATCAGTTGTTTCAGTTTCCAGACCAATTAACGCACGATGACTTGGTTGATGCGTTAGCATACATAGATCAATTAGCTAATGTTCCTTATGGGATTGGTGACATAGATTTTGATGAGCCGGAAATTTTAGATATTGTAGCGGGATACTAAACATGGCTGAAGAAACTCTTAAAGATAAATTTTATAGGTTGCTTGAAGAGTCTGTTGCTCCTGCTGAAGAATCTTTAAAAGAGTTTGCAGACGATGATTTTAGATGGGCTGAAACAAAAACTGGAGATGACTCTCCTACTGGAAAGCCTATGATTTATATAAACCACAAAAAGTTTCAAAAAAACCCAGATACAGGGCAGAACTATGTAAAAGAAATGCTAATTGGAGAGGGTCTTCATTTAATTAAAGAAATAGACCCAGAAAGAGCAGAAAAACTTTACGAGTCGGCAGTAAACGATCCAGACGTAAATAAATGGCTCAAGGAGTCGTATAAGTACGAACAAAACCGGGGTGAAAATAGACCATTTGAGCAATGGGTAAAAACATCAAGACTCGATCAAATTGTTGGGGGCTACTTACTTGGCGGCGAACAGTCATCAGTTCCAACAATGAAAGTATGGCCTAAAGATAGACTTCCTTACGGAACTAAATTTAAAGCCGAGCTAGAAAAACTTAAAAAAGATTTAGACCTCTAATAGGAAATTACTATGGCGGAAGAATTATATAGCCCAGATCCATTAATGACCGGAGAAGTCATCGAAAATTGGGTGATGAACAAAGTTGAAGATTGGCGAGACTTTTTTGAAAGTAATTACGAAGAAGACTTTGACGAGTATTACCGACTTTGGCGTGGCATATGGGATCCTGCAGACAGGGAAAGAAGCTCAGAGCGTAGCCGTATTATATCCCCTGCACTACAACAAGCAGTTGAGTCTAATGTAGCAGAACTAGAAGAAGCTACGTTTGGTCGTGGTAAGTGGTTCGAAATTACAGACGACATGAACGATCCTGAGAAGCAGGACATTCAGTATTTACGCAATAAACTTACAGAAGACTTTGAGAATTGTAAGGTACGAAAATCTGTAGCAGAGTGTTTAATTAACGCAGCAGTATTCGGTACTGGCATTGGAGAAATTGTAGTTGAAGAAGTAAAAGAAATGGCTCCGTCTGCCCAGCCAGTTATGGACGGCCAGCTTCAGGCTATTGGGGTTAAAATAAAAGACAGGACTGTTGTTAAGTTACGCCCAGTTTTGCCGCAAAACTTTTTGATTGATCCTGTAGCAACTTCTGTAGACGATGCTATGGGTGTTGTTATTGATGAGTTTGTTAGCAAACACTCGGTGGAGATTCTTCAAGAAAAAGGTGTATACAAGGAGTGTTACTTGGGCAATGCTGCTCCTGACACTGATTTAGAGCCAGACCAAGAGCTTGCTGTTTATAGCGATGACAAAATAAGGCTAACCAAATACTACGGCCTTGTTCCTTCCGAACTGCTTGAAGAAGAGCTTGAAGATTTTAAAAGCGATAGTATGTATACAGAAGCCATTATTGTTGTTGCTAATGGTGGCCAGCTTTTAAAAGCAGAAGTTAACCCTTACATGATGAATGATCGACCCATTGTAGCGTTCCCATGGGATGTTGTCCCCGGTAGATTTTGGGGCAGAGGCGTTTGTGAAAAAGGCTATAACAGCCAAAAAGCTCTCGACACAGAGCTACGCGCTAGAATAGACGCACTAGCCCTTACTATTCACCCTATGATGGCTATTGATGCTACAAGATTGCCGAGAGGCAGCAAGCCCGAAGTGCGTCCGGGCAAGATGATACTTACGAATGGTGATCCTCGTGAAGTGCTACAGCCTTTTAATTTCGGACAGGTTAGCCAGATTACTTTTTCACAAGCTGCAAGTTTGCAGCAGATGGTACAGCAGGCAACGGGCGCTGTTGACTCTGCCGGTATTGCTGGACAGGTTAACGGAGAAGCAACTGCCGCAGGAATAAGTATGTCTCTAGGCGCAATCATTAAGCGCCACAAGCGTACTCTAATTAACTTCCAGCAGTCCTTTCTGCTGCCTTTTGTTACTAAGGCTGCACACAGGTATATGCAGTTCGATCCAGAAAACTACCCAGTAGCTGACTACAAGTTTAACGCTACTAGTACGTTGGGCATTATTGCTAGAGAGTATGAAGTAACTCAGCTTGTACAGTTGCTACAAACAATGCAGCAAGACAGTCCTCTGTACCCTGTGTTGATCCAGAGCATCATCGACAACATGAATCTGTCTAACCGCGAGCAGTTGATTGCTACGATGCAACAAGCATCACAGCCTAATCCCGAAGCACAAAAGATGGCACAGCTAGCCCAGCAATCACAGCTTGAATTTCAGCAGAGTCAAACTTCTGCTTTACAAGCGCAAGCCCAAGAGTCTCAGGCAAGAGCGGAGAAGTATATGGTGGAAGCGCAACTTCAGCCGCAAGAAATGGAAATTAAGAAAATTGAGGCTATTACAAGAAATCTAGAAAAAGGCAATGAAGATGATAAAGAATTTGAGCGCAGACTTAAAATTGCTGACATTGCTTTAAAAGAGCGGGATCTTAATATAAGAGATAGGGAGTTTGTTAGTGCCAGAGAAAAGCAGGGCCCTTCTCAGGTTGATGAGCAAGCCTTGATTCAAGAGTTATCTTCCTGATAAGGTGTTTCACAAATTTTAACGGAGCAAAGATGCGGAGATTAACGAATCTATTTTCCGCAAATACTTGCCACTAATACAGCGAATATATTATATGTTGATGACTGAAAAAGAATTTAATGGTTTAATCTCGCAAATAAACCAAGCTTTTGAGTCGCAGTTTGCAAGGCTAGCCGATCTTGAAGAAAAGGTAGAGAGGTTGATTGATGAGCAACAAAAAAGACCCGAGACTAGCACGAGCAGGGGTAAGCGGGTACAACAAACCAAAGAGGACTCCTAGCCATCCTACAAAGAAGTTTGTGGTGGTAGCTAAAGAGGGTGACAAGGTAAAGACAATTAGGTTTGGCGATGCAAAGATGACGATCAAAAAAGATCAACCTGCTCGTCGAAAATCTTTTAGGGCTAGGCACAAGTGCGATACCGCTCCGCCTAGTAAATTAACAGCACGATACTGGTCGTGCAAAAAATGGTGAGGAACTAATTATGCCGGGACATTACAACTCTAGCCGTCGAAGAGGGCCAATTAAAAAGCGAACGCCTGCAAAACCAGTAGGCCGAATGACCGCTGCAAAAAAAGCTTCAACAACATCAAATTCATCTGGGTCTATGTCAGCAACTCCTCGTAGCAAGGTAAAGTCAACGCCAAGAGCAGCCGCTAAACCTTCTGGTAGAGTAACTGCCGAATCTAAAGCATCGGCGCGGAAGTCGTCTTCACCAAAGTCAGCGCCAGCAATGTCAGCGCCAGCAATGAAGTCAAA